TTTAGATTAACTATATGGAATGTAAATTTTAATGATTCTACAACTCTTACAGACTCAGATGATGTTTTAGATTAACTATATGGAATGTAAATTATTTTACAGATGAACAATTACAATTACTTCTTGAATGTTTTATATTAACTAAGTGGTATGTAAATTCTATAATTATGCGTGATTTGATTGGTAGAAACCGTTTTATATTAACTAAGTGGTATGTAAATTCTATAATTATGCGTGATTTGATTGGTAGAAACCGTTTTATATTAACTAAGTGGTATGTAAATCGTACAGATAGTATTGCATTAGAGGAAAGTTTAAAAGCGTTTTAGATTAACTATATGGAATGTAAATGGGTGGGAGATATGGCAACTATCCACACATGAAATTGGTTTTAGATTAACTATGTGGATTCAAAATTAAATAAACAAAGAAAGCACTTACAAACATGTAGGTGCTTTTGTTATGTAAAAAAATAGAGGTGATTAAATGAATAAAGATATAGAATTTATTGCCTGTTCAATGAGGTTAAAAATTTTGATACAAGCAAGAGAAGACTTAATTGAAAATATAAATAAATATTCAACTAAGTCTTATGAAAAAAATATTGATAATTATAAAAAATTAGATATGATTTTCGAAGATGCTATAAAGTTTGAAGCTATACTCCTATCATCTTTAAAATAACACTAGATGCAACACTGCCTATAACTTCTAAAGAGGCGGAAGATGCAAAATTACCTAATTGTTTTTTAGTTTTATTCCAAACAGTGTCATCTCTTATATTGTCAAGATAATCATAACCAAAGGAGGTTATCCTCTTAACAATATAATGTTTATATAAGCATCTTTGAACACCCATTGGTGTAGCTTCAATAAAGCCAACATCCAATAATAATTGTAAATGATAAGAAATAGTTCTTTCATCATAGACATCAGTCATGAAATCACTGATAGACATTCTATCAGCATCAGATTCTTCCATTTTGATTAGAATATCTCTTATCAATTCTAAATCACGTTTCATTATATCACCATCCTTTCATAATTAATTTAGGAAGTATCTACTAATATTTCCTAAATTAATTATAGCATGGTATATTAGGGAGATTTGTTTATATTAAGAATAATATGTGGATATTTTATGTATGTAGTATATGAACTAAATAGATAATATAGTAAGCACTTACAAATATGTAGGTGCTTTTATAAAATATTTGAAATGATAGCACATTCCCGTTTTGGGAACATGGTCAAAACTCAAACTATATTACTAGTATATTAAATATGTAGTATCAAAATTAAATAAAGAAAAGGAAGCACTTACTTTTGGTAGGTGCTTTTGTTTTGCTCAAATTTGGTCGGTTGGGTAAAATAATTAGAAAAAAAGATATAGCTGAGGTAGTGTTTTACGACGCTAGCTTCAATAAAATTTTATTTGCAAAATATTCCAAAATAGCTTGACTGTAACTCGTTACAATGTTATTATTAATGTAACGAGTTACAGAAAAGAGGTGAATAAAATAGCAACTAAAAGTAGAGCAGAGTATATGAAAAATCGTCGAAAAGATAAAAGAGGTTTTAGTGTACTTTTAGACAAAGAAAAGTTAGATAAATTTGATGAAGTGTTAGAAGAGAAGAATCTAACTAAGAAAGAATGGCTAGAAGAAAAAATCGACGAGGAACTGGAACAAAAGGAATAAAAAATAAGGGTCACTCCCACCGACCAAAGTTTGAGCAACCCTTATTGACGTATACTATACATCAACTAACTATAGTATACGTCATTCCTTAAAAAATTTCAATTAAGGAGTGTAATAGTTATGAAAAATTTAATAGTAAAAGAGTTCAATGGAAGTCAAATTTATACTTTTATGTGGAAAGAAAAATCTTGTTGGATAGCTAATCAAATAGTTGGATTATTCGATTATGCTGATGTATCTAAAACAATACAGGATTGCATAAAAGCAGAAGACTTTGAGATTGAACAAGAGTATGATGTATTGAAAGGAAATGAATTTAATGATTTTGTAACTACTTTAAATGTAGTCGCAAATAATATAATTAGTAATAAAGCTAGAAGTATAACTATTTTTTATGAAGATGGTTTATATGGATTTTTACAATACACAGACAAACCTATTGGTGTACAGTTTAGGAAATGGCTTAGACGAGAAGTTTTACCAGCTATTCGACAACATGGTGCATACATAACAAATAACGCTGACCCTCAAGCATTAAGAGAAAAAGCAAATGAAATAGAAAGTTTAGATACAGTTAATAAGACTATAGAAATACTAACTCCATTCTTAGATAATGCTGGAATAGATGAAAAAGCAAAATTACTTACAGCAAAGACTATCTACAAAAAGGCAGGAATAGAGTTACCTCTTGAAATAGAAGAGAAGGAACATTTCTTTGATACTGTACAAATAGCAACTAAGTTAAATGTTTATTCTAAGTCTAATAAACCTGCATTTCATGCAATAGGTGAAATTATTAAGAAGTTAGATATACAAGATAATGAAAAGTTAGTAGTACTAGAGAGTAAAAGAGGTTGGAGTGGAAGTGTCAATAAGTATTCACAGAGTGTAATAGATAAAATAAGACATTGGATAGAGGAGAATAATAGACCTACTAAGATACAAGGTGAGAAGAAGAATTTTCATGTGGTTTATAAAATTGAGTAAATTTATCAGTTGTATTAAATAATATATTTTAGTTTATTTTGGGGGGTTAATACAATGTGTGAGAATTTACTTGATATGGATAGAATAGAACTTATTAGAGAACTTGGAAGTATCTTTGAAAAAATGAGAAATGAAAATCCAGATAAATTTTATAGATTTGTAAGTTTAGTGAAAGAAGAATGTAGGAAAAAAGAAGAGAAAAATAAGTAAATAATATAAATAAAGCACTTGGATATTATGTTGTTTCAAGTGCTTTGTTTGTTAAAAAGTGGTATAATAAAAATATAGAAATCTATAAACACAAGTCGTTTTATATTAACTAAGTGGTATGTAAATCGTACAGATAGTATTGCATTAGAGGAAAGTTTAAAAGCGTTTTAGATTAACTATATGGAATGTAAATGTTTTTAAAGCTTCTTCAAGTTGTATTTGTGTATAAAGTTTTAGATTAACTATATGGAATGTAAATTATTTTACAGATGAACAATTACAATTACTTCTTGAATGTTTTATATTAACTAAGTGGTATGTAAATAAAGCAAAAGATAGGAATGATAATTTTAAAACTCCAAACTTTTATATTAACAATGTGGAGAAAAACTAAATAGAAGAAAGAAGCACTTATTTTTGGTAGGTGCTTTTATTTTGCTCAAAATATTTTAAATCAATAGACTAAGTTCTTATTTTTAGATAGAATTATATTTGAATAAAGAATTTAATAGGGGAGAGTTCATTATGTGGGGAAAATTTAAAAAATTAAGTTTGTTGAAGAAAATTTTAGTGATATTTTTAATATACTTTGTTGTATTTACAGTATCAATGATGATTCATCAAGCGATACGAGATTCAAAAAATAGAGATGAAGTAAATGAAGGAAATATTACAAAAGAAAATATAATTAGCGAAAGAGAAAAAGAAGATATTTATAAACAAGAGATGCAAGCAAAAGTAGACTCTATGATACCAGAAGACTTAAAAGATAAAACAACATATTATGTTAACATATTAAACCCAACAAAAGGTGAGGGATATATAGTTAGTATTCAAGTGGAAAATTCTAGGTTTAATGATGAAAATGAGTGTAGAAACTTTACTAAAGAATTTGTAAACAATATAAAAGATATGAATGATATCCATTCAGTGAGAATAAGCTTTATTGTTGATGTGACACTCACTTATAATGTATTTTTAGATGATTGGAATAATATAAAAAATAATGTAAATTTAATTGATGATTTGGATTTCTCGTCTGGAAATTAGGTGAATACTTTATTTTAAAATTAAATCTGTTATATAGAAAGCACTTACTTTTTGGTAGGTGCTTTTGTTTTGCTCAAAATTGGTCGGTTGAGTAAAATAATTAGAAAAAATTAGTAAAAACTCTTGAAAAGTGTCGCGATACAATGTATAATTATATTATCGCGATACAGAAAAGAGGTGAAAATTATTACTGATAGCAGTAGAGCAGATTACTTCAAGCAGAGACGACAGAATAAGAAAACTTTTAGTGTTCTACTAGATAGAGAGAAAGTAGAAAAAATTGAAGAACATTTAAAAAAGCAGAACAAGACTAAAACTATTTGGCTTGAAGAAAAGATTAATGAAGAGTTAGAAAAAGAGGAATAAAAAATAAGAGACGTTCTCCCCGACCAAAGATTGAACATCCCTTATTGACGTATATTATATACACTAACTATAGTATACGTCATTCCTTAAAAAAATTCAATTAAGGAGTGTAATATTATGAAAAATGAATTAATGATGTTTGAAGAAAAGAAAGTTGAAGTACTTGAATATAATGGGCAAGTTTTATTTAATCCATATGATTGTGGAAGATGTTTAGAGTTAAGTGATAGTGCAATAAGAAATCATTTATCTAAAATGAATGATACTCAAGCTGTATTATTAAAAAATTCTAATGTCCTAGATAAGGACTTTAGAAAATTGCATAACACAGGTGAAAAGTTCTTAACAGAGAGTGGAGTATATAAGTTAATATTTAAATCTAAAAAAGAAGAAGCTGAGAGATTTCAAGATTGGATAAGTGATGAAGTACTTCCAGCCATTCGACAAACTGGTGCATACATAACAAATAATGCTGACCCAGATAAGTTGAGAGAAAAAGCAAGCGAGATTGAAAAATTACAGTTAGCTTACAATAGTACATCTATGTTAAAAGAACTATTAGATGGTGCAGGCTTTGACAATAAATCCAAACTATTAACAGCTAAAACATTATATAAGAAAGCAGGAATTGATTTACCAATAGAGATAAACGAAGAAGAACATTATTTTGATACAAAGCAAATAGCATCTAAACTGAAAATATATTCTAAGAGTAATAAACCAGCTCAGATGGCAGTTTGTGAAATTATTAAAAAGATTGATTTAGAAGAAAACGAAGTCAAAGGCGTTTGGGAAACTAATGGTTCTTGGACTGGTACTGTAAATAAATATACAAAGAGTGTAATAGATAAGGTTAGAAATTGGATAGAGGAAAATAATAGACCTGCTAAGATTGCAGGTGAAAAGAAGAATTATCATGTGGTTTATAAGATTGAGTAAATTTATCAGTTGTATTAAATAATTTAGTTTAGTTTATTTTAGTTTTGAGGGGGATTAATACAATGTGTGAGAATTTACTTAATGAATATAATTTAAAAACTGATGAAGATGTAGAATACTTTGTAAAGTTTGCTACATTATTATATAAATTAAAACAGGACAATGAAGAAAAATTTCAAGAGTATGCAGAGATATTGAGAGGTATTCTTAGGGAACAACAAGAGAGAGAAAATAAGTAAAATAATATGGATAAAGCACTTGGATATTATGTTGTTTCAAGTGCTTTATTTGGTAAAAAATGGTATAATATAGGTAGGAAATTATATTAACTAAGTGGTATGTAAAGGGAGTAGGCAAGTTTTATAAACAAATAACAGGAAGATTTTATATTAACTATGTGGTATGTAAATGCGTTTAGGAATATGACAGCATCTATTAATACGACAAGTTTTATATTAACTATGTGGACTTAAAATTAAAAATAATTCAAAAACACTTACAAATGAGTAAGTGTTTTTTTAATGAAAGGAGGTGATAATGATGTAAAAATTTTACTGATATAGTATAATAATCCTATAAATTCATTATAATAAAGGGGGATATTATGGGATTATTTAGTGGAAATGAAAGTTGTTGTATATGTGGAGAAAAAGGTAAACAAAAAATATCTGATGGTGTAATATGTTCTGAATGTTTAAAAAAATATAAAGATACATTTTCTATAGTCGAACCAACAGATGTAATTAAAAAAATATCTTCTGAGGAAATAAAAAAATCAATAAGATTAACACTTGAAAATAAAAAAAGATTTGAATCTTTTAACGCAAGTAAAAAAGTAGGAATTTATTTATTAGTAGATGAAAATAAAAAACAATTAATTATATCTGATAAAATAAGCAATTTAAATAAGAATAAGAGAGTATATGACTTTAGGGATATTATTTCATTTGAACTTTTAGAAGATGATGAATCTATAATTAAAAGTGGATTAGGTGGTGCTATTGGAGGAGGTCTTTTATTTGGCGAAACAGGAGCTATAGCTGGAAGTATATTAGGAAAGAAAAAAATAAAAACTTATGTAAATAGTTTAAAGATAAAAATTACAATTAATAATATAAAGAATTCTACAAAGTATATATATTTAATTAATTCTAAAATTTCTACAAATTCAAGTTTATATAAAGAATCTTATAATTATGCCCAAGAGATTTTATCAACTTTGTCTATAATAACAAGTTCTAAGAGTATAGAAGATAAAAAAGAGTCTATATCTAGTTCTACAGCTGATGAAATATTAAAATATAAGAATTTGTTAAATATGGAAGCTATTACACAAGAAGAATTTGATGCTAAGAAAAAAGAATTGCTAAATTTATAATATATAAGCACTTACTTAAAAATAAGTAAGTGCTTATATTATGTTAAAAAAGAAAGGAGGTTAAAAATGGCAACTATACAAACATCTATCCGAATTTTCGACGGAATGACACCTGCTTTTAGACACATGACTAATGCTATGAATATTGTATTAAGTTCATTCGAGCAATTACAAAGAACATCTAGCAATGCTATAGATGCTAATAGTATTAGAACAGCTAGAGAAGAACTAGCACGTGCAGAAGCTGGGTTTGATAGATTAGAACAACAAATAAGAGAAGCTGATGAACAACAAAAAAGATTTAATGATGATGTTAGAAAAGGAGCAAGTAGTACAGATAAGTTAGTAGAAAATGCTAAAAGATTAGTAGCAACTTATATTGGATTGAGAAGTGTTGGTGGTTTGATTAATTTAAGTGACCAAATGACGAGTACTAATGCGAGACTAGCTATGATAAATGACGGGCAACAATCTGATGGAGGACTCAACAAAATGATATTTCAATCAGCGGAAAGAGCAAGAGCATCTTATTTAGATACTGCAAAAATTGTAAGCAGAGTGGGCATGAATGCAGGCAAAGCATTTAGTAGTACAAAAGAAATAGTAGCATTCGCGGAACAACTTAACAAGAAATTTGTAATTGCAGGAGCAA